TGAAACCAAACAGGGCTCGGCCCGCACAGGAGAAAGACCATGACAGCGGCAACATCGGCAAAATTTGAAGAATTGATTCTGGAGGTGGAATTCGACCCATCCGGCGCCGCCGGCACCTATACGGCGATCTGCGGGTTGATCGATGTCACCGTCAACAGGACATCGAATGTCGATACATCGGAGATCCCCGATTGCGACGATGAAAGCCTGCCGCTTTCCATCGAGCGCCAGGTGCGCTCACAGGAGGTGACGGCCTCGGGCAGCGGCATCTGGGCGCTGCAATCGAACCAGAAGCTGATGGCCTGGTGGCGCTCCGCGACAACCCTGAATGCCCGCTTGCGCAATGCCAAGGCGATTGCTGACGGGGCCAGCGGCGACACGACGATCGAAAGCGGTCCGGCGCTTTTGACACAGCTCAACAACAGCCGCACCAAGGGCCAGAAGGTGGCGGCCGACATTCAGATCGAATGGGATGGCGTGCCGGCAGCGACGGTCAAATAGGTGACGCCGGTCGATATCATCTGGCCGGGCGGCGAACATCCGTTTTTCCTGCGGCTGGAACAATTGCGGGCCTTGCAGGACCGGTGTGACGCCGGGCCGGCCTATATATTGGCGGCGCTGTCCAGCGGCACATGGCTGGTTGACCATGTCATCCAGACCATCCGGCTTGGCCTGGAAGGCGGCGGCATGGAGTCAAAGGAAGCCAAAAGGCTTGTGGCCCTGCATGTCGAGGACCGGCCGATCGCGCTGTCGGTGATGACAGCGCAGGCGGTGCTGATGCATTCACTCTACGGGCCGGAGGATGACCCGGTGGGGGAGAGTTCGGCGGCGGCGGGGAAGAAGCGGACCCGGCGCCGCGCGGAAAATGGCGGTGGAGCCAGTTCATAGGGGCAGGCGCGGCCATGGGGTTCAGCCCGCGTGACCTGGACTCCATGAGCCTGTGGGAATTCATTGCCTGCCGGGATGGGTTCGCCCTGGCCAATGGGGCGAAGCCGAAGCCGAAGGAAATCTCCGACGAACGGCTGGCCGAGCTTGGCATTGAAGGTTTCGACTAACAGCTCTTGGCCGTCAGCACCTTGCGGATGGCCGCCTGCTCGCCCTTGAGGCGGGCGATTTCTGCGGCGATATTGTCACCCGACAGGCTGGAGACGGGAATGCCGATCAGGATGACGCCGACAATGTCATTGGAGCGCGCCTTGTCCTGCTGGGCGGCGGCCGAGGCGTAGGCCTGATTGAGCCGTGTCTGCTCGACGGCCAGCTGATGGCAATCATAATCACGATAACCAAGATCACTGACATAGGCGGCGGAAATGCTCTCCGGCGCCTTGGCGCAGCCTGACAGGCCGCCCGTCAACCCGGTTGCCACGCCGATGGCCAGCAGGCCGGTCACGGCAAAACGACTTTTCACAAATGACATCATGGATACCCCTCGATGCTGAACCGCGCGCCAGGCAGGAACGATTCCCATGGCAACTGATGCTGAGCGGCTGCTCATTCGCCTGGAAGTTACACAGGCGAAATTTGAAAAGCAACTTGCCAAGGCCAATGGCACGGTGAACCGCCGCGCCCGCAGCATGGAGCGGCGCTTTGACAAGATGAACCGGACCATCGGATCCGGGGCCTCGCGGCTCGGCGGGCGGCTTGTGGCGGCCTTTGCCTCGGTTGCAGCGCTGCGCGGTGCGCAGGCGCTGGTCGATGCCTCGACGCGGATCAACAATGCGCTGAAGGTCGCCGGGCTTTCCGGCGCGGAGCTGACCAATGTCTATGACAAACTGTTTGAAAGCGCGCTGCGAAACGGCGCGCCGCTGGAAAATCTTGTCAGCCTCTACAGCCGTGCGGCGCTGGCGCAAAAGGATCTCGGCGTTACGACGCAGGAACTGGTGAAGTTCACCGACAATGTGGCCATTGCCCTGCGTGTCGCGGGCACCAGCGCCGGCGCATCAAGCGGCGCGCTGCTCCAACTGGCGCAGGCCATGGGTGGCGGCGTGGTGCGGGCCGAGGAATTCAATTCGCTGCTGGAGGGGGCTTTGCCCATTGCCCAGGCGGCTGCTGCCGGGCTGGATGAGGCGGGTGGCTCTGTCTCCAAATTGCGCCAGCTGGTGATTGACGGCAAGGTATCATCGGAAGCTTTCTTCCGGGCCTTCGAGGCGGGTGCGCCGACACTGCAGGAAAAGGTTGCCGATTCCGAACTGACCATCGCGCAAAGCATGACGAATATTCAGACCGCGCTGATCGGCGCGGCCTCGCGGTTTGACGATGTGGTCAATGCCAGCGGCAATTTTGCCAGCGCCATCGACGGCATCGCCAATGTGATCAACCGTTTCGACATTGCGCCCATCCTCTCCCAGCTGGATGCGCTGGGCGATGCCTTTGGCGATTTCGGCAACAATCCGGTGTTCCAGAAGCTCAGCAACATGCTGGGCGTCGACACCACGATCAAATACAAGATCGTCGCAGGCCAGGGCCTGGTGCGCGATGACGGATTGAGCGAAGAGGCCATCCGGCAATCTGTCACCAACCGCAAGACAGGCCGCCTGCCGGCCACGGCAAAAAAGGCTGTCAAGACCGTTTCGCTGGATGATTTCGCCCTGCCGGATGATGACAAGGATGGCAAGAAGGAACGCCTCGACAGTCTGCAGCGGGAGATCCGCGCCATCGAGGAGCGCACGGCGGCCATTCAGGTCGGCATTGCCGCGCAATCCAGCCTCAACCCGCTGATCGATGATTACGGTTTTGCGGTGGAACGGGCCGCCGCCGTGCAGGAATTGCTGGCGGCGGCGCAGCGCGCCGGGGTGGCGGTGACGCCGCAATTGCGGGCGCAGATCGAGGCGCTGGCCGAGGGCTATGCGGCGAGCGTGGTGCAGGCGGAGAAGCTGGCGGAAAGCCAGGACCGGGTGCGCCAGAGCGTTGCCGACATGGCGGGCTTTGGTCGTGATGCCATGGGCGGTTTCATCAATGATATGCGCAATGGGGTGACAGCGGCGGAATCGCTGGCCAATGCGCTGGACAAGGTGATCGACCGGCTGCTGGACAGCGCCCTGGACGGGCTGTTCGGCGGCGGCAGCACAAAGGGCAACGGCTTTCTGGGTGACCTGCTGGGCAGCGTGTTCGGGGGTGGCCTGTCCGGTGGAGGTGATCCCTGGGCCGGATTGCGGTACGCCAAGGGTGGCGTGGTGCGTCAGGGGCGGGATGTGCCGCTGAAACGCTTTGCCGGCGGCGGGGTTTCCAACCGGGCGGCGATCTTTGGCGAGGCGGGGCCGGAAGCGGCTGTGCCCCTGCCGGACGGGCGGCGCATTCCCGTCGATCTCAACCCGGGCGCCATGCGGCGGGGCGGCAGCGAGACCATCCACATCAAATTGCAGGCCGACAGCTCGCTGGTGGCCGAGATCGCAGACCAGCGCATCCAGACGGCCTCCGGGCAGATTGTCCAGGTCTCTGTGCAAAAGGCCCGTGAACTGGGCGCTGCCGATTTTGCCGGCAATCAGATCAGGACGCGCACGCGCCGGGAGACAAGATGACCATCAGTTTTCCGCGTGCGCTGCCGGCGGTCACCTATATCAAAGCGGATTTCTTCCAGATCGACGCCTATGGCTCTTCCAGCGCCGGGCGGCAGCAGAATGTCATCCAGGTGCGGGACACGGCCTGGCAGGCAGATATGGTAACAAAGCCGCTGCGCTACAGCGTCATGGCAGAGGTGGAAGCCTGGTGGCTGTCGCTGCGCGGGGGCTTGCGCTCATGCCTGTTCGTGCACCCCCATGCGCTGTGGCCAAAACAGCATTACGCCGGCAACAGCCCGGCATCGGATGCGGGCAATCTGGTATCCGTGAGCAATGGCAACGTGCTTTCGGTGGAAAGTGTCGATTCCGGTCTTTCTTTGAGTATTGGTGACCGGATCGGGCTGGAAGAGGGCGCGCTGCGCGCCATTGGCCGCGTGGTGGATTTCTCCGGTTCCGGCACGACACGCAGCATCGAGATAGAGCCTGCGCCGCCTGCCGACGTGGCTGTCGCTGATGCCGTGGTGCGCTTTGCCTCGCCGTCGCTGGTGATGCGGCCTGTTCATGGCAGCTTTTCCGTGAGCGGCGAGGGGCTTTACACGGTTTCATTTTCACTGATCGAGAGCCGCATCTGATGCTGACCTATCCCGAAGATGTGCTGGCTGCGATGGATGCGGGCCGGGAGAATATTCGCGGGCTGATCCGCTTTGACCTGGGCGGCGGCACCTATGGGTTCACCAATGCATCAACGCCCTACAGCTATGGCGGGGTGACCTATGTGCCGGGCGGGGCGCTGCAGGTTTCTGCCCTCGGCTCGGTGCTGGGCACAACGGCTGAGGGATTCACCATCCGGTTGGCGGAATCGCTTGATGACGGGCTGACGCCGGCGG